TCTTAATAGTGTTTTTGATCCATCTATTCCATTGAAACAATATTCACAAGTATTAGCAGATAAAGCACTTAAATCAGTCTCTTCTACATTAGATGCTTGGAATTTAAAACCAAATGCATTAAAAGTTGCTGAAGGCAATGAAAAGTTTTTAGTCATTCAAGCAGATTATGAAACACCTAAAGGAATTACAAGTTTATTAGTTCCAGTAGAAATTTCAAAAAACAAATTAATTGAAGCAACAGCATTTATGGGTAATGCTGGACCAGCAGATCTTAATAATACAAATATTAAATCTTATGTTAAAACTAATGCTGGAAATAAATTAACTATAACAGCATCTGCCGTATTAAATGTTTTAACAAAAGCCGCTTCTGAAAATAGAGAAATTAGTGATGCAGAGATTGCATTAACAAAATTAAATGCATCAAGACAAGGCAAATCAGAATTTTTTGAAGGATCAATTATTGGTCAAAAGGTTGCAACAGCATCAGTTAAAGATGTTGAACTTCCAAAGTATGACGAATTTAGTTCTTTTGAAAAAACATTTACATCGCCATCAGGTGTTGCTTCATTTGAATTTGGAGCAGAGAAAGTTAAAACTGCATTAAATGCAATTGCAAGAGAATTATCATCTTTTGGATATAATAATCCGCAAATTACAGTTACAGGAAGTGATAATTCAACTATATTTTATGGCGTTTCTTTAGATGCAGGTAAAGTTGCATTTACTGTTCCTATTAAAATTGCAAATGGTAAGCTTAATTCTCCAAGTGTATTATTATGTAATGGTTCTGTGTCTTCATTTAGTAAAGAATCTGTTAATTCACTATATGTAAATAATCAAACAGATTATAAAGTTGCTGCTGCAGCATCACCTCAATTTGGATTAAAACCAAGTGATATTATAAATAATATTAGACAAGCAATGGTTGAAGGAAACCATACTAAAGCAGAAGATGCTCTTAATGTATTGGCAAATGCTGGAGATGAAAAAGCATATGCAACAGGATTTAATATTTATTTTACAGGATTATCTGGAGTTAAGAAAGAAGCAGAATGTACTTGCTCAATGATAATTAAGAGTGCATCTAGTGAACATCCAGTTTGTGGACATACAGGATTGCCAATTCATAAAGTTTATCAAGATAAACAAGGAAATTGTCGTCCATTATATAGAAGAGGAATGGATGAGACTTATGAGGCTGCTACATTTAATAACTCTAAAATTTTTGGATAATATATGAGCAATCTTCTTAAGTTGGCAAGAAAATTTGAACTTAAATTATTGGCGTATGATGAAAATTATGCAAAGATAAGTTTTGAAGAATTTAAGTTAAAAGCTAAAGAAGAGATAATTGAAATTATTAATCATTTAGCAAAAATAGCAAGATCTTCACAAGAATTAAGAGAAGTTGCAAATTTTGCTAATGATGCATTTGCTCAATTTGGAGAACGTAGTTCAGAAGGCATTTTACATACTAGACAAATTGTTGAAGAAATATCTAAATTATATACCAACCAAGATAGTATGACTGTTGAGCAAATGGCAGTTCCACTATTTAAAATTGTTGAATTAATAATATCTGAAATAAGTGCTAGTGGTACAGATAAGTGGGGAATTAATCGACCAAGATATCTTAATCTTGTAGAAACTTATGGTGATTATTTTACAACTCAAGGCACATATGGAGATTCATCTATTCTTAATGCTATGGCAAAAAGATTTATTGAACAAAAAATTGGTAGATTAACAAAAACATTTGATTCTTTTGCAAATCAATTGCGTAATTCGAGAGAAACTGGAGCCATTGATATTTTAAAAAGATTATCTATAAATGGATTAATAGATAATACTAAAATAGATAATTTAATTGAAAAAGCAGAATTTCTTGGAGATACAAGTTCATTAACAAAAAACCTTGAAAATCATGAAAAAGAAAATTTTATCAGATTAGTTGGCAAATATATAGGATTATCTGGTATACATGCAATTCATGAATGGAATCAATTTATTGAGCCATATGAAAATATTGCAAAATTAGCAAAAAGTATATGGTTTACTCCTCAATTTAAAAAACTTTGGGGTAAATTTCCAAAAACAACTTTAGAAAAAGTTGTTGAAGATGCGCCAAGTATATTGCCTAAATTGGAAATAATTAAAGAACATATTGTTCCTTTAGTTAAAAAAACAAAACAAGAAGAAAAGCTTCATGAAGAAAAAATGTTAGGCACACCAGCCATTAAAAGTCCAATTTTACCAAAGAAAAATGTTAGAGAATTAATTTCCAATTTAAGTGCAGATGAGCGTAAAATCTGGAATACAGTTCCACAAGAAGTAAAATTAGATGTTTTGTCAGGAAATAAAGATCTTGATGATGTTTTAGAAGAGTTTCAAAATTAATTTGGAGTTGAAATGAGAATTGCAGATATGTTATACGCCATTGCTTCTTGGCTTGAGAGTCCAAATAATGAAGCATTACTCTTAGCAGAATATGATGATGAATGTGCAAAAGTTGTTGCAGAATCTTGCGTTTCAGCTGCTCATACATTAAGAATTGCTGCAGAAAATGTTGATCATCTTGAACCAGCTGAAGAATCACATATTACACCAGAATCATTAGAAGAATTAGCAAATTTAGCTAGTGCACTTGATTCTTCAGATGATCCATCACTTAAAAAGCAAGCTTCAGTTATTGATGAATTATTATTAACAATTGCAGCTAATCCAGAAGCTTTAGCAAATAAAAAAGCGGCTGATGAAAAAAAAATAGACGAGATTAAAAAAAAATATGAAAATCCTCGTAAAGAATTAGAGGATGTAAATAAAATTGCTGATTCTAAAAAAGCTATTGATAAAAGTCAAATGACCAAAGAATATAAAATTTTAGAAGCCCCATTAAGTTCAAGATATTGCCCAGATCATGCTGGGGCACAAATTGCACGTATTGGTGAACATATGTGGCAATGTGAGTTAGATAAGAAAATTTATAATTTTGATACAGGGTTTGATTTAATTAATGGTAGCAAAGTTCCTGGCGGCGATGTATCACAACAAACACAAAGTATTAATATGCCTCAACAATCAATTTTTGATACCAGACAAGGTCGTTTAGGTGGAAACAGTTAAAAATAAATATATTTTAATGATATAATTTAAATTGGCTTGCAATGCAAGCCAATTTTTTTGCATCTATTGTAGGTGTCTCTATGAATAAAACATCATTAAAAAAAATAATTGACCATCCAGATAAGGATGAAATTATATCAAAATTAGTTATTGGTATTTCACCAAAAGATGTTCATGATTGGCTTCAAGGAAAATATGTAAATGTTAGTGAAGCTAAATTTGTTATTTCTGAAAAATCAATTAAGTCATTTCAAGAAAACTATTTAGATATTTATAATTTAATACAAGAAGATATAGCTAAAACAAAAACTGCTGTTGTAATGTCAACTGAAGATCAATTAGAATTATCTATTCAAAATAATCCTACTTATAAGAGTAAAATGTTAGAATTGGCTAGTGAAAAGATTGATGTTCGCAAAATGGTTGCACATTTATGTGTTGTTGTTGAAACTCGTTTTGCTCAAATATTTGATGAGATACAAGCTGATCCTAGAAACATAAATACTAGGGTCGATCGTATGTTTAAAGAATATGGAGAGCTTCTTGCTAATTTATTGGAAAAATATTATAAATTTACAGAACAACAACCAGATCAAATTGTTCAACATAATGTTACACTACAAGTAGTAGATCAGCATATTTCTGTATTTCATGATGTAATAAAGAAAGTTTTATCTCAAATGGATTTAGAATCTTCTCTTTATTTTATGGAGGTTTTTAATCAAGAAATGGAAAAATTAAAAATGCCATCTCCTAATAAAGAGCCATCTCAAGAAATGAGACTTGAAGAAGCAAAAGTTCTTAGTGAAACTATTAATAAAAAAATTAATGAGTAATTGCAATGAGTAAATATAAAAATATAAAAGAACCAAAAAATCCAGAAGAATTTCCAACCGCTAATGAAATTAGCGCAATTATTAATCCTTATTATAATGTAAAAGAAAAGGTTAATGAATTAATTAAAGATCCAACAGAACATTCTAGTTTGGCACGACCATATTCTCAAGAAGAAATTGATGAATTATTAAACAGTACAAAAATAAAAAATCTTGTTAAGTGGCTTAAAAATGTTCCAGAAGATGAACTTTCTGCATTAGATGATGTTTTTGCTTATCCAAATAATGATAATCAATATATGCATATACCTGGGCAAAGAAATATTGAAAAGTGGATGCAAGCTATTAGAGACCTTTTAATTAGTCAACAAAATAAAATTGATAATAAATCTGCATTATCTCAAGTTACAGCTGGATGGAATCCTGTAGAAGTTAGAGATTTCATTAATTGGTTTAGATATTATCAGGAAGGGGCTCATTTGAAGTATAAATTTGCGCAATCTTATTTTTATGGAAATGCTGATATTGGATATTTGATTCCAACCAAATCAAATCTTCCAAAAGAAGAGCCACCTACTTTTAAACAAGATATTGATTTTGCAAAAGAAGATGTTAATTCTGCAGTTGAAAATAAAGCTATTATAGAGAAACAACGCAATAAAATTATTGGCAGATTAGATTCTGCTGAAAAATTATTAAGATCTCATGAAGGTCAAATGTTTTCAGGAAAAGAATTCGAATCATTATTAGAGTCAATTTATGATCTTAAAAAAAGAATTCAATTAATAAATAAGAGAAGTTTATCAACTCGTCTATATGAAGATTTAATTGTTAGACAAGCAAATATTTTAAACAAAAATGGATTCATTAAAGCTGCTAATGTTTTATATTCTGTTGCTGAAGAAAAAGGTGGCGAAGATTTAACAATGGAATCTGTACAACAACCAGCAATTAAACCCGCTACTGAGCCAGCAAAACCAGTAACAGATACAAAAGCGCCTCCACCAGCATCTCCTGCACCACCAACTACAGGTAGTGGTGCGGTTGGAGGCTTGCCAGCAAATGTTCCTGGTTCAACAGCTAAACCAGCAGAGAGTGCTCCAAGTAATACTGCAATAATTCCTAAAGCGCAAGAAGAATCAAAATCAAAAGGAATTAATGATTTTTTTAAAAATTTAAAAGCTCCAGGCTCTACAGATGATACTCATGCAGATGATGTATTAGAAGTTGAAGATCATGAAGAGTTGCTTACAGTTGAAGCTCAATTAGCACCAGAACCTGTTACAGAGACAAATAAACCTGTTGCGGATATTGCTCCACCTCCAACAGACACTCCAGAAATTGAAGTAAGTGAAGATGAGGTTAAACCAACACCAAATGAAAAATCAGATAATGTAGATAAAAGTACATTTGATTCCAAAATAGATGGTGTATTTCAAAACCTTAAAGTTGATGATGTTGTTGCCAAGTTAGAAGATTTGGCAAAGGTATTTAAAACTCGTGAAATTCCAAGACAATTATCTATTGCAGATATGATGTTAGATAGTTTAGGATTAGCATCATTTTTCCCTTCATTATCAGAAGCAACAAATAAAGCATTAGAATCAAATAATTATATTTCTACTCGTGTTGAAGATATTATTTCAAAATTGCGTGGAGCAATGGCAACTCATGATATTGATTTAAAGGGTGGAGAAGCAGAATCTAGACCAGATGTAGCGGCTATTAAAAATAAGTTACAATCTGATACAGATAAAGAAAAGGCTCGTAAAGAATTAAGAAAACAACAAGAGAACGAAGAGTTGGAACAAAAAACAAAAGAAACTCCAGATATTGAAGTATCAGAAGATTTAGAAGCTCCAGCAACTCCACCAGCACCAGCCACAGCCCCAGCTAAACCTCCAGCAGTTTAAGGTATAAATGAAACTTAAGGAGTTGTTAAATAAAATCTTAGAAGTTCAAAAAGATATTGGTTCATCTAAACCATATATATGTGGAGGTGTACCTCGTGATCGTTATTTGGGAAGAGTAGATAGTATAGTAGATTTAGATTTAACTACCGGAGATAAAACAGTAGACTTCTTATCACAAGAGGTTTCTGAAAAATTAAAAAAAGATTATAATTTAACAAGAAAAACTGCTGCTGATGGTCATAGTTCTATTTATATAGGTAATCTTAAACTTGACTTTTCATCTAATTTTGTTTTGCCAGAAATAAATTCTATTTTAAATAATATGAATATTAAAAACCCATCTAACATGAAAAAAGAAATGTTTAGCAGAGATTTTACTTGTAATGCTTTGTTGTTAGATTTTGATTTAAAAACAGTTTATGATCCAACAGGAAATGGATTTAAAGATTTAAAAAATAAAGTAATTAAAACATGTTTAGATCCTAAAATAACATTAACTTCTAATAGAAACAGGGTTGTAAGAGCAATTTATTTGGCAGCCAAATTAGGATTTGACATTGATCAATCTATTATTGATTTTGTTAAATCAAATCCAGAATCAATTAAAATTTCAACACCAAAATCTTTATCAGAAAAATTAAATGAAGCATTTGAAAATGATGCAGACAAATCTAGTTATTTATTAACTAAAATGAATTTATGGGATCAAGTTCCAATAACTGAAGTTATGCGCCCTTATTATTCTAAGAATATAAAAGGAAATATAAATGTCATCAAATAAAAAAGCTTATTTTCAAGGTGGCGGAAAGTCACATGAAGAGGCAAAAGCCAAAAGACCATATAAAGCTGAGCCAGCATTAGTTATGCAGCCAAGATTTAAAGAGCCATTATATCGTAATTATGATATTTATGATGTTGAAGGTGTTGATGGCAAGTCAAAACATGGTCCTGGTGAGGGATGGCATGCAATGCAAAATTATAAAAGCGTTGCAGAATTTCTTAAAGATAGAAGAGAACGCTCCAAGAAAAAATATCATGCTGAAGATTTATGGAAGCAAGATGATGGCTCAATTACCAAACATCCCAAAGCATCTAAAGCAAGAATGGAGTTTTTATCTATCATAAAAAATGCAAATGATAATATTTGCAAATATTGTAATAAATCAAAAATTGATGTCACATTTCCATGTGAACATTGTGGTAATGGTGGCGCATATGATATTAATAATATTGATTTTCCAATTGATGATCAAATAAAATCTTCACCAATTATGGAAGATAGTGGATCTGTTGGAAATGCCAATTTAACTGGTGGAAATTTAGATGAATATTTGCCAGAAGAAGATTTTGAAGGAAAATTGCCATCAGATTTAGAATATGGTCATGATACTCAAAATTCTGGCAAAAAAGATAAATTACATCATATTGACCAATTATTAAATAAATATTTAAATTATGGAGAAAATTCTCCTCTTTATGGACTTCCAGACGGGTTACCAGAACAAGAAGAATTTGAAGATATTATAGATCCATCTAGTGGAAAAACTGAATCAGGAACAGATATTTATAGTAAGATATGAGACTATTATTACATATAAATGTATATAAGCACAATTGTAAGCTTTAGAGGTATCAATGTTAGAAACAACAGCACAAATAATTGTTGAAGATCAATCTCCTATGGGTGGATTTGAAGGCGCACCTATTCAGGTTGTTCCTATTTCTGCTCCATTTGAAATTCAAGAACAACCAGCACTTGAGGTTCAAGACTCAATGCAATTAGAACCAGATTTAACTGTAGAAATTAATTTGGATGGCAAATTAGTTGGAGCAGATGATTTTGATCCTGAAAAAGCAAGAATGATTGAAGAGTCAATTTCTGTATCAGAAGATGAATTAAAAGAAAAAGAATCTCAAGAAAAAGATGCTGATGATAGTTCTTCTAAATCTAAGAAGAGTGAAAAATGGGATTGGGAATCAAAAGGTTCTAAAGGATTTTTAGCTTGGGTTAAACAAAGAATTGATGATGTTCCAAAACATTCCGGATATGATACCGCCGGTTTAGAGAGAGCTGTTTCATACTTTGAGAAACTTGACAATGAAATTTCTAAAGCAATGAGATTAGATTTGGAAGGCGAATTAGATGCAAATCAAATTGAGCACGTTAGAACTCAAATAGAAAAGGGTTTAGACATGCTTAATGATAGAATTGAAAAAGTTAAAGAATCTAAAAAAGGCAAGAAAAAAGGAAAGAAAAGAGCATCTGAAGAAACAAATTCTCTTGTTAAAGAGGCTCAAAAAATAACGGGTGTTCAAGGAATTTATGTAACAGTTCCACTTTTAATTTCTAGAATTGCTAGAGTTTGTGTAAATGGAATGGTTTCTGGTGGGCATGATATTGAAGATTTGTATGCAAGACAAGTTAAGAAATATAAATTAAGTGAGCGTGAACAAGCAGAAACAATGCAATTATTATCTGATATGGGATATGCATTGAGACAAGATAGAGGCTTTATGCCAGATGACGATCTTACTGTTGAAGAAGGTATGGATTGGAATCAAAATTTCAAGGGATAAAATGTCAAAATATATTAGACACCAACCAGTTATTTCAAGAAATGCCGATGAATCAATAGATGAAGATCACTGGTTAAAACAATTTCAAAAAAGTTTGCAAAAAGATGCAGTTCAACCAAGATCTGTTGATAGTTCTTTGTTTGATCAAATTTCAAGTATTATGAATGGTAAACCAAAATATACTTCAGTTCAATCTGCGGTAGAAGATATGAAAAATAGAAGCGGTCTTACAGCATATCTTGAAAAAATAAAAACATCAGAAACATCAAATGAAACTTCAAAAGTTGCTGCAAGTTCAGAAAAATCAAAAAAGAATTCACCAAAAGTTTTTGAAAAAAAGCCAAGTATAGCTAATACTATAGAAAATATTATTAGAGAAACTAAAGGTAATTTGCCTGTAATTGCTATCATTGAAAAAGTTAAATCAATTCATCATAATGATGTTGCAGATGATACTGCATGGGATGATGATAATTTACTTTTACATGTAAGTGATCTTAATTTAAAAGCTAAAAAAGATAACCACCAAAATGATGATAGTCATAATTTAGGTAAAACTGATTTAAGCAATAATACTGATATTGATCCAGCAAATACTGATGCATTTCATGCATTAAATCCTGCTAAATAATATCTTCTGTAAATTTGTTTTTTGCCATTCTATTAAAGTAACAATTATAACATAATACTTCTAAACATAAATTCATTGGGTAGTTGTTTTTAATAATCCATCTATAAAATTTAATTCCAGTATGACGGTGTTTTTTAATGTCGTCATTGTTTTTATATGTAATTATTAATTTTTGAGTTTTCTTTTCATTGCATTCTAAACATTTATTTCCATAAAATCTTATTACTTTTTTCTTATCACGTAATGCATATTTATCTTTAAAAGATATGATATTGTCATAATTGCAATTATAACATAATATGTAATAGCCATCTTTATTTGCGGTATTATTATATAGATAATCATAAATATTTTTAATTGAATTAGATTTATTAATATGTGTTATGGTTAATTTATAATAATTATCTTCACCGCATTTAATGCATGAATCTCCATAAGCATTAATAACTGCACTTTTCTTATAATGATATCTATCTTTTTGTTTTTTATTGTTATTTAAGTCTTTTAATTTATACTGTTTATCTGTAATTTTACGACAATTATAACAAATATAATTTGAATTATTTTGATCATATATTTTCCAATTTTCATTGGAAAGTAAAATGTTGCATTTGCGACATATGAATGGATCGGATTTTTTTGCAGAAGTCATTTTTATACATATAGACTTATATTGATATGCCTGTAATAAATAAAGTGTCAGATTCTGAAAAAGAATTATTTGAAAAATTAAAAACACAATTGCAAATGTTAGATCCAGTTACATTTGCAGAAAAATATTTAACATTAGATGGAAAGCCATTTAGATTACATGGAAATGGATATAAACCTTTTGCTGATATTTATCGTTATATTGGAATTAAAGCTTTAGAGCCAAATGCCAAACCAGTTATTATGGTTAAAGGTCGTCAGGTTGGAGCAACAACCATGGCTTCTGTTTTAGAAATGTATTTTATGGGATCAGGTCTTTTTGGAATTGGCGATAAACCACCAATTAGAATAATGCATACATTTCCACAATTAGAATTAGCCGCAGCATATTCTAAAACTAAACTTAATCAAATGATTAATTCATCAGTTCAAATTAATGTTTCTGGCGATAAAGTTAGCGGCAAATCAAAATCATATATGCAATCTTTATTGGACCCAACATCAGCCACAAATGATTCATTACACTTTAAACAATTTATTGGTGGTAACCATTTATGGATTGAATCAACTGGTATTGATGCTGACAGAATTATGGGAAGAATGCTATCATTAGATACTGACATTCCAACTCTTAATGGATTAATTAAATTAAATGATTTAAAAGAGGGTGATACACTTTTTGACGAAAATGGTAATACATGTAAAGTTATAAAACTACACCCAATAGATTTAAATCCTGATTCATATAGAATAACTTTTGATGATGGAACAATTATAGATGCTTGTGCAGATCATCTTTGGATGACATATACAAAACAAGATAGGAATAAAAAAAGAAATCCAACAGTTAAAAATACAAAAGAATTATTAAATACATTAAAAAAATTTAAAGAAGCAAATCATTCAATATTATGTTCAAAACCAATTAATTATATAGAAAAAGATTTGTTATTAGATCCTTATTTACTTGGATTATGGTTAGGAGATGGTGATGGGAATGGAAGAATTGAGTCAGCAGATCCAGAAATTTTTAATGGATATGAACATGTTATTATTAAATCATCTATAAATCATATAGGTGGATTTTCTTCAAAACCATCAAAATCCTGTTCATATAGAGTAAAAGGATTAACTACAAAATTAAGAGCGCTTGGATTATTAATAAATAATAACAATAGAAAAAATAATAGTTATAAAAAATTTATTCCAGATAATTATATGCGAGGTAGTTTTTCTCAAAGACTTGCCTTACTACAAGGCTTATTAGATACGGATGGTCATTGTGATAAAAATGGAAATATAGAATTTGTACAAATTCGTAAAGAGTTAGCACAACAAGTTTATGAATTAGTTTTAAGTTTGGGCATTAAAGCTTATTTTTATAAACGAGATAGTAAAAGATATGATAAAAAATATAATGATAAATATAGAGTTAGATTTATAACTAATTTGCCAGTATTTCGTATAAAAAGAAAATTAGACAGAATAAAGAAAAAAGTGTCTACTAAAAGTACTCACCGATTTATTACAAATATAGAACCAATTAATTCAGTTCCAATGAGATGTATTACTGTTGACAGTCCTTCTCATTTATTTTTAGTTACAAAAAAATTTATTGCCACACATAATACTGCAGACGGAATATTTTTTGACGAAGTTCAAAAAACATCTGATCAAGCTATAGGAAATGCTCTTAAAATTTTAACTACTGCCAAATATGGTAAAAAAGGCATTCAAGTTTTATTTGGAACACCACGTAGAAAAGGATCTGGATTTTATAAGAGATGGCAAATATCAACACAACAATATTATTATTTAGGATGTGAAAGTTGTCAAAAACATTTTCCTCTTTATACTCCAGGATCAGATGATTGGGAAAAAATTTGGATTCATGGATTTATTGTTAAATGCACTCACTGTGGTCACGAACAAGATAAAAGAGATGCAGCAGAACGAGGAAAATGGATAGCATTAAATCCAGATGCAGAACAAGATGAAAATGGAATGATTGGATTTCATATTAATCAATTATACATGCCTTTATTTACTAAAGAAGATATAATGAATGAAAAGCCAGGAACGCATCCAGTTAATACTGAAAGAGTTTATCAAAATGAAGTTCTTGGAGAATTTTTCCAAGGCGATTCAAGTCCTATAACTTCAGAAGAAATAAGAGAGCATTGTGCAGATATTGGGAGAAAATTTAGTCCAAGAATTATTCCTGGAGAACAACAAATTGTTGTTGCTGGAATAGATTATGGAGCTAGAGCCGATTATGAACAACTAGCAAATCCAGAAACATCTAAACAAGTTGGGCAATCTTATAGTACTGCTGTTGTATTAACTGCAAAAGGCTCCGGAATATTATCTATTGAATTTGCAACAAAATTTAAGAGAAATGATGTCGAAAGTAAAAAGGGCATTATAGATCAAATGATGAGGCAATATAGTATAAATTTAGCAATAGGAGATATTGGTTATTCTAATGATTTTTCACAAATATTACACAATGCATATGGTGATAAATATTTAGTATCTCGCGCTCATCCAAAAGTAAATGGACACGTTAAATTTACAACTGATGCATATCCAAAAGAAATTGTATTTGAAAGAGATTATTATATTGGAGAATTATATGAACAAATGAAAAAAGGAATGATTAGATTTCCTTTTGGAGATTATGAAAAAATTGGGTGGTTAATTGAGCATTGTGCTAGTATGGAAATAAAACCATCAATTTCTAGAGGTGGAGACCCTAGCATTCATTATGTTAAAGGTGGTACTCCAAATGACGGTTTTATGGCATTATTAAATGCTTATATTGCATATAAATTTTTAATAACTAAAGGATTTTCAAATAATAATCCTGCTATGCAAAATCAGTCACTAAAAGACCAAAATAAACCACTAATTGTTACTGGATATATAAAAAGAAGAGTATAATAATAGGCTATTGATATATAATATATAGAGTTAAATAATGTGTGGTAAAAAATGAGGTTCGATGAATAACAAAAAGTCTTCAAAAACATGGGTTGGACCATCTAACTCAGATCAATATTTATCAAATAGATCTAATGTACCACAAGTTAGCTCTTTGATGGCACAAGGAGTTTCTCAATACAGAAGAGAGGCTTTAGGCTCAGAAGTTGAAAATGGATTATTTAGAGATGGTTCTGGACCAACTCCTAAAGAAAATTCTATAACAACTAATGCAAATGTTACATCTTCTGTTGGAATTAATAAATTTGCACAAATTGTAAGTAGCAGTAATTATCGTGGTGGTAATGGCGATTCAGTTAAACAAACTCCAGAAGTTTATTCTCCATTATGGCTTAATAGTAATATTAATTTGCCAAGAGATAGAGCAACTATTAATGCTTGGTGTCGCAGTTTTTACGCATTAAATCCTTTTGTTCATAATGCAATTAATTTGCATAGCACATACCCTATTAGTAAATTAAATATTAAATGCCCCAATAAAGATATTGAAAAGTTTTTCAATGATATGATTGAAGAAATTGATTTAATGAATGTTTGTGTTCAGATTGCTCAAGAATATTGGTTACTTGGAGAATCATTTGTATTTGCTGAACTTGATGAAAGTAAAGGTAAATGGAGTCGTTTATTAATTCAAAATCCAGATTATATGGTTGTAAAAAGAACTGTTGCTGCAAATGAACCAATAATAATGATGCGTCCAGATGAAAATTTAAAAAGAATTGTTTCATCAAATAAACCAAGTGATATTGAGCAAAGAAAACAATTAAATCAACATATTATAGATTCTGTTAAACGTGGTGATAATATTCAATTAGATAATTTTCAAGTATCACACTTGGCTAGAAGAATTAGTCCTTATGAAATAAGAGGTACTGGTTTGCCTGTTTGTATTTTTAGACAATTAATGTTATTTGATAAATTAAGAGAATCAAAATATGCACAAGCAGATAATATGATTAATCCATTAACATTAGTTAAAATTGGTTCAGCTGATTTTAAACCAACATTTGCCGATCTTGAAGCCTGGAGAAGTATTTTTGAAGAAGCTCAATATGATAAAGATTTTAAAATCTTTACACATGAAGGTGTTGCGGTTGAACGTGTTGGATATGGTCAAGGAATCTTTGATATTGGCAATGATATTACTCAAATTATTAAAGAAATATATGTTGGTTTACAAGTACCATCAACATTAATGGATGGTGGCGCTGATACTACATATGCTAATGCTGGTGTTGCATTAGATGTTCTTCGTCAACGTTATATGCAATTCCGTAATATGTTGGCTCAATGGTTAAAAAGAAAAATATTTGCTCCAATATCAAAAATTCAAGGATTTTATGATTATTCTGGTGGTGAAAAGCAATTAATAGTTCCAGAAGTCGATTGGAATCACATGTCATTATTTGATGCTGGAGATTATATTAATAGTTTAGTCACATTATCTCAAGGTGAAGGTGATCAAAAACGTGTATCTTTGCATACATTATATCGTTCATTAGGACTTGAATTTGAAGATGAAACAAGAAAGATGCGTAAAGAATCTATTCAAGCCGCAATAAATAAAAAAGAAAAACTTGCTCTTGATGCAATGGATTTGAATTCATTAAGATCATTAGATGAAGAAGATGAAATTCCAGAGCCAGCAGCAGGTACAGCAGCACAAGCTGGTACAGTTCCAGGAGAAGCTCCTCCAGGTGGATTACCAGGATTAGATTTAGGATCACCTCCAGGTGCACCTCCATCTCCCCCACCATCAAGTGGACCTCCTCCATCTCCTCCAGCCGGTGGACCTCCTCCAGTTTAATTTATTATTATTTTAATGTAAGTTAATAACATTATGTATAATATCGCATTATTTTCGAATTATATGTAATAGAGGAATTACTATGGAAAAAACGGCTCAAAAAAGAGGACTATTAGATAAAGTAAGAGAAAATATCGATCTTGGCGGTATAGCTGCTGAAAAAGTTCCATTTTTAAATCCAGGCTTTCAAGAAGTTATGGAAAAATTAAGAACAGCTGATGATGTTGTAAGATCTATTGCATTGGGAACATCTGTTGGAGATCAAGGAATAGAGCCTGAAGATAAAATTAGTCTTAAAGATTTATTAAAAGAAGCAGAATCTGCATTAAATAGAAGAGCTTATATGAAAGCGTCTGCTTTTTTAAGTCGTTTCCATAATAAAATGGATGATATTGTACAAGCATTTAAAACTTTTGAAGTAGATCTTACTGCTATTCATGAAAAGTTTTTATTAGAAGATA